GTTCTTGGAAATATGCGCATCCAGCGCGTGATGGCATCGTTATCTTTAGTTTCCCCACCCCACATTGTCAGGGATTCGGTAACACCGTCAATGATGATGAGTTCGGCAGAATCAGGCTCAAGGATGGCTTGCCAGTAAGGGTCATCGCTATCGCGTGGACCGTCAGGGCGGATGTAGGTGAAGTATTGCAACAGGTTAGCTCGACTCACGCCTAGTGACTTCATACGCCCCACCACATCTGAAGCATCTGATTCAAAATCTATGTAAATTACCTTTTTGTCAGCCTTAAGGCACTCGGCGCTGGCAATTTGTGCTACCCATGATTTGCCTGATTCAGATTCACCGTAGATCGAGTGAACACGGCCATTGTAGATAAGGCCGTGGCCATCGGTGCGCTTGAGGATAGTTGCAATCGGTGCTTGAAATAAGCCGTCAAAGTAATCCTTGAGTGCGATTGGCTTCCAACTGGATTCATCATCGCTCGGTGCTGGTGGGCTTTGCAATGTATTTGTAGGCATCAGTGCATTGCTTGAATCAAAAGAATTAAGCCCCTGCGCCCCGTAGCCTTGATTGCGTAGGTCATTGGCTGCTGCCTTGAAGTCTCCACTGTGTTTAAGTGTGGCATAAAAGGCAAACTTAGAATAGGAAGTCTCTGATTCAAACTGTGTGCTAGTGGTAAATACAAAGAACTTATCGTTGCCATTGAAGTTGGTGGTGGCGCTGATGCCTTCGGCCTTGCCTGGTCTGCGCCACACTGTTGCTTCGCTCTTGCGATAGACAACGCTCCAGCCAAGTGGCGTGAGCAATTCTTCCCAAGTGTTGCGGGCGTTGTAATCATCGCCAGGGGTAAGGATGCCATCGTGCTTAGTTGCCACTTCTTGCTGGATGGATTCAGCTTTAGGCATCTCATCAAACATTGCAAAGATATTGTGCAACGCTAATCTCTGTTGCATTGTAATTGTTGGGATTGTCTCTATTGAGCCACCGATGAGAACCCAGTTGCCACCGCTAGGGTGAGTGGCACCGCCACTTGGCGCAGTGATTGTAAATCCGCCTTCGCTTCGCGTTTCGGCCCATACATCCACACCGCCGTTTTCGCCAGGCTTTCGCGCCAACTTAGTGTTACCTGGCAAGGTGCCATCTGACACCCGATAAAGCCAATGAAGCCCGCCCGAAGGTGTCAGTTCAACATACCCAGCGTTCAGGCTATCCCACAAATCGCCAAGCCCTGAGTTGTTTGCGATCTCTGCAATCTCAAGGTGCATCTTTTGAGCTACTGCCCGACCTTCAAGTTCGAGCATCTCTAAGTTGCCTGAAACCTTGCCAGTGATGACACCAATGCCTTCAACGCCATCTCTGAACCACATCAACAGTTCATCAGCAATAGGCAGATGCTCTTGGAATCCTTGCCAAGCAAATGCAGGTCGCTTAGAGCCGTCATTGGCAGTTGGAACTACTGAGATTCCTTGAGCTAAAAAGCGCAATGCGATTGGTAAAAGATTACTCATACTTCACCTTCACAATCTCATAACCTGCAATCTCGATTTGTTTAACAATGTAATGTGCCATTGCGCTAGGTGATACTGGCAGGCCGTACTCAAATGCCGCCCATAACTCTTTTGCTAAGTGGGAAACTATCTCGTTGTTTTGACTCATAATGGCAGCTCATTGGATTTATCTACCAACGCAAAGTCAATGCGTGCCTGTGCAATTTCTACATACTCAGCCGACTGATCTATTCCAATGAAATCAAAACCTTCATAGGCACACGCCTTGCCAGTTGAACCTGAACCCATAAACGGGTCAAGCACAATGCCATTTCGCGGTGTCACCAGGCGAATGAGGTATTGCATCAATGATGTTGGTTTGACTGTTGGGTGATGATTTAACTTTGCATTGTTAGTGCGGTTGCGTGGATTATCGCCACCGACCCCGCCATCTGCTCGCCCATCGTGATCACGCTTTGCCTCAAACCCATCAAGCCCTTCATTCCTGTCACGCTTGCTTGCCTTTGCGCAGTAAAAAAATCGGGCGGCGCTGCCACTGTCTGCGTACCCAATGTCATCAAGTGGTGGCTTTGGTGTATCGCTTCCAAAATTATTTCCACCACTATTTCCACGCTTTGCAATTCCTGTTTTGGTATCAGGAAACAACGCCACAACCTCATCACTGCCATCGTGAATGAAGTTGGCGGGGAAGCGGCCCATTTTCCAGTCATCATTAACACTGCCCACGCCAGCGGTGCTTGTATTTTTCCAACTTTGAGTTTGATAAACCTCGCGCCCTAAATTGTCATCGGTACCAACCCGCGACCCGTCAATGTTCAACCCGCCAACGCCATAAGTCAGCACATTGTTTGCAACAGTGCCTTCCAACGGCTTGCGAGCAAGGACCATCGGTTCGTGTGCTGGTTTGAGTGCAGTACCCCAGCCTTGCCATTGTTGGGCTTCAGGTGTTGTTGGGTCAAGGTTGAAAGCGCCAAGTTGATCAGGATTGACTTTACGAAACCCTTGTTCCTCAACGGTGTCGTACATTCCAATTCGACCTTCACCAGTTCGCTCACCTTCAAGTTTATGAAAACCATTTTTTGCGGCAGAACCAGTTGTGATTTTGTTTTCAATACTCTTAGCAATGTTCAATGACTTGGGAAAGCCCGACCCATACACCCACATAATCTGATCGCGGATTTCAAACCCTGCATCCTCAATGGCAACGGCCATGCGGTGATAGGTGCGAGAGCCACTAAAAGCAATCAAGTGGCCACCAGGCTTAATCACTCGCAACGCCTCTTGCCATACCTCAATGTTGAAGGCGATGCCACTTGCATCCCATGACTTGCCCATGAAACCTAGCTCATACGGCGGGTCGGTGACAATTGAGTCCACCGAGTTGTCAGGCATCGCCTTCATTGCCTCGATGCAGTCTGCGTTAATTAGCTTCATCTATCCCACCATCTCTAAGTCTTGCGTGGCGTTGCAGGAATCGAACCTGCAGTTGCATCCCCCGATGCAATCCCTCATCTGTGAACCATCACAACGCCGATCTCTTGGGGCAGAAAGGACAAGCACCCCAAGAAGTTTAGTTAGTCGGTTTTGCACCCAACTGCGCAAGCAATGCTTGAACGGCTGGATCGTTGATATTGGCGGCTGCAGGGGCTGCTGCAACTGGCGCAGGCGCTGCACCTGCGTTACCGATAAATGCGTTTGCCTTTGCCACTGCATCGGCATCGCCCGTTGCATCGAGTAGAATCCACGGCGCTGACTTTCCAGGCTTTGCAGTTCCCTGACCAATGCGTGCCAATACCTTTTGGCCAATCTTAGTTTTTAATGCGTTCTTCAAAGCTACATTAAAGAACAATACTGATTCGTGATTGAAGCCTGTATCTAAATCATTGATACGCACTTCAATTGCATCGGCATCACCGTGAACTGTTGCAATGCCAGTTTTGTATTCAATTGCTTCAAGAATCAACAGGTGGCCATTGAGATCGGCAACCTTTACTGATTCTGTGTTACTGCTCGGTGCTGAAAATGCCATGTGACATTCCCCCGTTTCTTTTTGTTTGGGTGTTAGTTCGTTTCTAACTCTGTTGGCGGTGTCAATTCCGCTAGTTCTTTGGCAATGTCGTTAATTGTTTTGGCTGGGATTTCACATCCGCAACCATCACGCTCACACATCTGTATCACCATTGCAGGCAACGGATAAATCAGTGCTGAAAGGTCGGTAGTAAGGGCAATACATACACATTCTGCTAGGTGTTGCTGGAATCAACGGCCACATCGCAGGTGTTGTCTCAACATCAATAGTAGATAGCAATGAATAGACTGAATCAAGGCGAGCAAGTGCATCCAGTGCTGCCTGCTCATCGTAATCAAAGAGTTCAATGTGCATATCATCAATGGAACCGCCTGTTGGCAAGAAAACAAGGCCAACCTTGTTGACCTGCACACCTTGCTGGGCTTTTCCATATCCGTAAAGCTGAACCTGAGTAATCTGTTGAGCGTTGGCACCTTCACTGCGCTTGGCTTTGACACCTGCAGGTGAAGTCGTTTTCCAGTCAAGCACATAGCCTTTTTCTTTATCGAAAAGGTCAATGGTGCCTGCAAGGTTGGCGCGAATCTTTACTTTCTGCTCAACCTCGTAGCGATCAGGCAGTTGTGCAAAGATATTTTCTAAAAATAAATGG